AAGGCAATCAGTCAACACCAACATCAACCCGCAGCCAAGAAACTAGCGTAACATCGCCGCCTGACACAGAAAGAAGAACATTAGCCACACAAGCTGGTATAAATGGCAGCACAAACGATAAATTAAACAACAACGTTCTTGTACAAGCTTATATACAGGCGTTAGTTGATTATTATAAAGATGATATGTTGCGTGTAATGAATATGTTGAATAAATATCCAGGTGCCCGTTTAATTGCAAAAAGTATAGCTTTTCTAGATTGTCCACAAGATCCAATAATGAATCCGAGCATTCCTGATTTTATAAAAAGCGTTAAATTACCGGAGTGTGGAACTCCATTTGAAATAGTTGCACCAAAATTTCAAAATCCTTTTGGTTGGATTCCGCAAGTAATGGATTTTCCAAAAATATTTTTTGATCTTTTAAGAGTTGCAATGCGCGAACTTTTAATGAAAATTTTAATACAACTATTATCAAAGCTTTGTAAATTGCTTGGTAGTTCTATTTGTAATGGTTTATCTGCTATTGTTGGTATGGGAGCAAATGCAATTGCAGGAGACGGAAGCGGTTTTGGTGGAAGAGAACAATTTAAAGATGTCATAAGAAACAATATCTGCGGCGCCGATGCTGATTTAAATAAAGTTAATGATACAATAAATGATCTTTTCGAAAAACTTGGAGTAAATCCTGCCGCTTTAACTAATCAAGAAAGAGTAGACGCTTTTGTTGGAGATATTAGTTCATCCACAACACAATCAGAATTTATGTCAGCGATTCTAGGACAACCAACTGATGAATTTTTGCAAATTGTAGATTATCTTATTGAATATGAATATACTGAATTTAGAGGTAGCATTAATAATAAAGATGCAATAGAAGACTTATTTGGAAATATGGGTAATTTGATGCCAATAGACTTAAGAGATGCCATGGCTGATGAGTTGGCTAATTCTGGAGACGGACTTCAATACCCAGCAAACCCATCTTTATGTGCAACTAAAGAAGATTTAGATAATTTTTGTAACAATCGCGCTAATCTTTTATCGGGAAGAGCAACAGCAGCCCAAGCGGCTTTAATGTGTGAAAACGATAGAGACAGATTAAAAGAAGACTTAGATGAAATTAATGATTTGATTCAATCAGGAATACCTAATGCTTTAAATTTACCTCCCATCGTGTCAGATCCGGGTTGTGAAAACGGCTTGATTCCATTTGAAACAGAAGATATGATTGCGGCATCTACAGACACGGTTAAAAATGAACTTAAAAGAATAAAACTTGCTTACACCACAGATTTTATTGGCAATGGCCCTGGTAAAAGTCGCTGGGGTTTAATTAACATGATAATGTCAGATACATTAGGCAATCCGCTTACAACACATAATAGAAAAAACTTTTTCCAAAATAGATACGTTGATTTTTATGTCGACGGAGCTTCAGATAATGATGGTCGAGTTCCAATGACAACAAGACAAAGAGGAGCATATCCAACAAAAATTGCAGAATGGCTACAGTATCAAATGTTGAATGAATTTTCTACACAAGGCTGGGCTGATTCATCTGATCTTTATGAATCTTTAATTTTTAATAGTAATAACACTATAGGCGAAAAAGAAATTTCTCTTTCGTCATTTAACTCATTAGGATTAACAAGTGGATTATATGATAAACCTGAAATAAAGTTATATGAACTTCCAGAGCTTGGACCATTTTCAAATGTTGGAATTAAATGGGATGATGAAAGTATCAAGTTTGTAAGGCAAGCTAGAAAAGCAGAGCCCGATATGAAATTAGTTTTCAAAGATAATGCAAAAGGTTATAGATATGGCTTAAACTCATCAAACTCTTCTTATTCTTATGGTTTTGATATTAATGTGTTCTTTTCTGAGCTTTATAACAAAAACGTTTATGAAACAGGTGGCCAAGATTACAATACTACAAAAGTTGTTAATAGAAGAAAAGATAACGTTAGATTGTTAATTGATTTAAACAACAACCCAGGTGCCAAAATAGTTTCACCGATGGCTGCTTCAGTAACCGATGATGATTCTAAATCTTCATCAGGCTCTGATAATGATGATAGTAAATTAGTAACTGAAAGGTATGACGAAATATATTATACAGACAGCACATTAGATATTCTTGATAACTTTGGCAGTCTGCATTCTAAACTTGCATTAACAAGAACTTCTCCCTATCCAAAGTTTTTTCAATGTTTTGAAAGAACATCAGACTACATTCCACAAATAATACTTTTAGAGGAAATGATGAGTAATAAGGGAGTTGATATTGATACTGATACAATAAAAAGTTATTATGATTCTCTTATGGAAACATTCATGAAGGAAATATTTTTAGAAATTGGAGGTAACGAAGCCGCGTTTAATTATGGAGCAGAATATGATAATTTAACAGAAGATGATACTGAATATGTTCTAGGTCCAGGTTATAGAGACTCCGGCCTTCCTTATGGAGAAGCAGAAATTGAATCTGAGGATGAAGATGGCAACAAAGAATATCGTAAAATTAAAAATAATGATATGATTTTAGGCATGAGTCGAATGCAGTATCAAATTGAAAATGAAGGCCGCGACGAAACAAATAGAGTTTTTTATCTAGATCCTAACAAGTTTGGTGGAACTTATATGAATCCGCCAATTTACATTTCTCCGCTTGAAAATGAAGGATGGATGGGAATGTTAGACGTTTTATTTCCAGAAATTACACATTGTAAAAGCAATGCAAAAAGAGAATTAGTCAATTTTACAGAAATTGAGGACATGATTAAAGATAGAATTCCAAGAATACCTCATGATGACAGACTAAAAGCTACAGATAAAGACTGCATTGACGAAGTAGCTTATAACAAACTTTTACAAAGAGATTCTGCTGCCACTATTGAAGGTATTATAACCGCAACGATAAGAATTTTTATTACTAGCCACATAGTAAAATCATTGGCTACCTTTACAAAATTTAAAATTGATTTTCCAGGCAACTTTAGTGGCTTATATGCTGCATTTATAGTTGAAGAAATGCAAAAAGTTTTAGCAGGTGCAGACGATGATTCAGAAGAAAGACTTAGCTTGTTTAAAGATGATGAATTTTGGTATGCATTTTTAGAACAAGCTGTTCAAATTTACGCCAGAAACATGGATATTGGAATTATTCAGCAACCTAGTGCGAATGTTATAAAAGCTATCAATGATATAGATCAAATTCAAAGAGGTAATTTTTATCCAACGCGTCAAGAACTTCAACAGGTAAAAGATGCTGGGCGAGTTAAAAAAACTAAAACATTACGAAACTATAGAGATGAGCAAAAATATAATTTAATTTTTAAAACGCAAGAATCAGCGAAAAAAGTTCTTACTCAAATGGTGATTGATGAATTTAATCACATGAGCCCATCAATTAGAAAAAACTTAGAGACTATTAATTTAAAACCTGATATTGATGATTTAGCAGATTGGTTATTTTTTAATTATGTTAATAATTCTACGATAGATATATCTGATGAAAATCTTGTCGAGACAAGCACAGAGTTACCAACCGAATCAGGATTGGAGAATCAATATACATATGGTAACGAATTTAGTGTCTATGAAGTAAATGATGAAGAGTCTGGTTATTCTAAGGGAGACGTGTATGTTGGATTTTATCACACGCATGCAGACGAAAATGGTGATTTAAAATATATGGCTGGCAATGTTCACTCTGATGTTGCTCATAATTTATTAAAACCTTTTTCTACAAAAATGATAGTTCCAATAGGAGATTGTGCAGACTTTGGAGATGATATAGATTTTACCGATGACCGCCCCTTTTATCTTGAAAAATATACAAAAATTAATGATGTAAAATACAGCCCTACAGATGCGGTTTCTATTATTTTGCAAAATGATTCAAATTTAAATATTTCCGATGTGTATCCTGGAAGTATAGAAATTTTAAGAGATGATAAAGATGTTGCTGTTGGTTTATCTGGCGAACTAGGCGTAAGGCATGGGTTATCATTTTTTGTGTTAATTGATGGTCAAAAAGCAGAAATAACTTCAGTTGAAGTAGATGTTTTAGATTTGCCAATATCTCAATTTCAACCACTGGAAGGTAATAGTAAAATTTTGCTTTGTTTGATTAATTTATTAAAAGATGACGATAAATTTAATTTGTTCTATCGCTATATTTTTCCATTAAATAAACTAACTTCTATAGCAGCAATTTATAATAGTATGGGTTTCTTGCCATCTATAGGCGAGATAACTGTTCCAGATGGAGCATCTTTTGGTGCCGGAGCATCAAATATAGATGAAAAACCAGGCATGCGCGCGGTATTTGAAAATTTAGAAAACACAGATGGAACCACAAGCTTAATAGCAACAACAGAGGGAACGGATGGCTGGGCAAGTTATGCTGATCGACAGCCGGGATTTCTTTCTGGATTGCTTGTTAATGAATGGGATTCATGGGATCAACAAACATTACAAAGAACAAAAAAGACAATAAAAAGAACTTTTAGAAGTCACTATAATTTTGTAAGATTGAAGCCGGGCAATTTTCCAGAAATGCCTGATGTTGGCAGAGTATTTTTAAATAATTTAAGAGAGAGATTAAAACCTCCGGCCGGAAAAGCATTGTTGCCATGGTGGAAAAAAAGCAAATTCCGAACTAATCCGTTTGATTCTAATGGAAATATTTGTGATAAGGAATAATTATATTGAGGTAATATTATGTCTTCATTAGGAATTTCTCTTCCTTTGACTCTCGATAATGCGGGTGGGTTTACTCGTATAAAAACTTTTAATAGATTAGTCAAACAAAATTTAAAAATGCTTATATTGACCATACCCGGCGAAAGAGTTATGATTCCTGAGTATGGTGTTGGCTTAAAAAGATATTTATTTTCAAATTATAATCCATCTATATTTGGAGAAATTCAACAAAAAATATCTGAGCAAGTAGCCATATACCTACCAGCAGTCACTATCAAAGATATACAATTTAACGATTCCTCCCCCGATCAAAGTCTATTGTCTATTAGAATCGTATACTCAGTTCCTCAATTAGGAATTCAAGATTATATGCAAGTTACTATTTAAAATGAGGATTTTTTATGTCAGATCAGCAAAATAAACGCATACCCATTAAATACACAAGTAGAGAATTTTCTGAAATTAGAAACGATTTACTTGAAATAGTCGAAAGATATTATCCAAATACCTTTCAAGATTTTAGCGAAGGTTCGTTTGGTTCACTAATGTTGGATGCTGTATCATATGTTGGAGATCAATTATCATTTTACTTAGATTACAATGTTAATGAAAGTTTTTTAGATAGCGCTTATCAATATGGAAATATTGTTAGGCATGGTAGAGTTTTGGGTTATAAAAATACTGGTCGCTCATCTACGTTTGGACAAGTGGCGCTATATGTTCTTGTGCCATCTTCTCCAACATCTATAGGTCCCGATTTGCTATACACTCCAATTCTTCAAAGAGGAACAACATTTAGCTCTAAAAATAATAAGTCTTTTATATTAACAGAAAACGTTGATTTTTCAATCAACACTAATCCAAGAGTTGTAGCCAGAGTAAATGATGAAACTGGAGCCCCCACTCATTATGCTATTAAAGCATATGGAAATGTTGTCTCTGGCATAATGCAACAAGCATCATATGACCTAGGCCCATACGAAAGATTTCAAAGAATTGTTATTAATGACCCAAATATTGCTGAAATAGTCAAGGTAGTTGATTCGCAAGGAAATGAATATTTTGAGGTTGATTACTTATCACAAGACATTGTTTATAAAGAAATTTCTAATAATAATTATCAAAATGATAATGTGCCATCTATTTTGAAGCCTATGCTGGTGTCAAGAAAATTTACTGTTTTAAGAAATAGGCTAAGTACCACAATACAATTTGGAAGCGGAGATCCAACAGCAGACGATGTTGTGGCCGATCCTCAATCTGTAGCTATGGATATATTTGGAAAAAATTATACTACTGATACAACGTTTGATCCGACTAGATTATCACTTAATAAAAATTTTGGAATTGTCCCAGCGAACACCACAGTTACTATTGCGTATAGAACAATTTCAAACGGAAGTAACAATATTGGAGTCGGAGGTATAAACAAAATTGTAGATGCTAAAATGAATTTTCCAGAATTACAAAAATTATCTGTTACAAAAGCACAAAACGTAGAGACTTCATTAGAGGTTTTAAATGAAACTCCTATAACAGGAGACACTTCAAATCCAGGAATATATGAAATAAAACAACAAATTTACGACACATTTCCGACTCAGAATAGAGCGGTAACTCAATCAGATTATGAAAATATTGCTTTACGAATGCCTGGTAAATTTGGCTCTATTTTGCGCGCTAGTGTTCAAAGAGATCCAGATTCTATGAAAAGAAATTTAAACATGTATATTTTGGGCGAAGACACTGCAGGAAAATTTGTTAAATGTAATCCAACAATCAAAAACAATTTAAAAACATGGTTGAATAATTATAGAATGATTAACGATACAATTGATATTCTTGATCCATATATAATAAATGTTTCAATTTCATTTGTTGTTCAGTCTGCTTCAAATTCTGATAAACATTTAGTATTTGAAGAATGCCTAACCGCATTAAAACAAAAATTTTCTACAAAATTGTATATTGGGGAACACATTAATATTGCAGAAATATATAAATTATTAAATCTAGTTCCATCTGTAGTAGATGTAATATCAGTTCAAATTTTACCTAGAACAGGTGCGGAATATTCTTCCAATACAATTTTAATTGGAAAAAGCATTTCGCCAGATGGCGGTAAACTTATTTGTCCAAAAAATGCGGTTTTTGAATTTAAATACCCTGATGTAGATTTCAAAGGAAAAATTAGATAATGGCTTTAAAACGTTACACAGCAAGCGCTGACACAACGATTGCAAATGCATATCGACCAGATTTATCTACTAGGGCAACCGGCGCCAACATGGGCGCGTCTGATGTTTTAGACGTGTTTTCAATCTATGGAAGATATTCAACAAGTTCTGCAGAACTATCCCGCGCTCTAGTTCAGTTTCCGATAACTGATATTTCTACAGATCGTACAAGTGATTTAATCCCAGCAAGCGGAAGTGTAAATTTTTATTTACGAATGTTTAACGCATCTCACACAAAAACCGTTCCAAAAGATGCTAAATATGTTTTTATGATGGTATCTCAATCATGGCAAGAAGGTGTGGGTCTTGATATGGAAAGCTATAAAGATCTTACGCTCGGCAATGAAGGCAGTAATTGGATGACAGCCTCCAGCGGTGGAAATACTGGGGCACAAGCAACTCTAACAGCATTAAGCAAAACAGCTGGCCAAGCTAACACGAGAGTGTTAACAATCTTAGATGCCGATGATAATTCAGTATCTTTTACAATTGATAATACTATTTCGACATCCACAGCAACAAGAATTGCTTTTGCAAACGCAGCAGAAAACGCAACACAATTTGCTACAAATATTGCTGCAGCTATTAATGCGGCGGATGATGCTGGTACATTGAATATTACTGCTACCTCTTCTGGCGCCGTTGTAACATTAACAATGAATCATGCAACGCTCAATCAACAGAGTACAAACTTTGCAGGCACAGCAATTAGCGATAGTGTAATAACTGCTACTACGCAATTTGGAGCAGCTACTGTAAATTACTGGTCAGATATATGCGGAACATTACTAGCAGGAGGCTCATATCATACGTACTCTGCCGGCTCCAACAAGCAGGTAGATACACCAATTTACATCTTTAATCAAACTTTAGCAGACGGAACAGAAGATGTTGAAATTGATATTACTCCATGGGTTGAACAATGGATAGCTGGCACATATTCTAATTATGGTATTGGAATAATGCTTACCTCTAGTCAAGAAGCGTCAGGAGCCATTGATTACTTGGCTGGAAAAGTTTCTGGCCGCGCAGACGATGACGGCTTGATACAAAATCCAAGCGGCTCCACAACATCATATTATATTAAAAGATTTTTCGGAAGAAAAAGTCAATATTTTTTCAAAAGGCCATACATTGAAGCACGCTGGGACGATACATTAAGAGACGACCGCGGTAATTTTTATTATAGTAGCTCAGTAGCATCACCAGCAGATAACTTAAATACAATTTATTTATACAACTATGTGCGTGGACAATTAAAAGACATTGTTGGAATTGAAAAAACTGGCTCTGTTATGGTTAGTTTGTTTTCTGGAAATGTTGATGATACCGCCCCAACTGGTTCTAGTGGTGCGCTTTTAATTAACAGCCAATCAACACCGGGCACAACCGATGGGGCAAATGTTACTTTACAATATTTTGCAACTGGAGGATGGGTTTCTACAGGAATTTATTCAGCTTCTATAGCTATTACGGCATCTGAGTTAGCTACAGGATTTGATCCAATCTTAACATTATATGATGTGTGGTCAAGTGGAAGCTTAGAAGATGGAAAACATTTAAAAAGAAGATTTCATACTGGCTCTATAAAACCAATTTTACAAGACAGCTTAAACACTATCCAAACAGAAAGAAATTATTTGGCCATTACAAATTTACGCAATAGCTATCGAGCCGATGAAACTGCAAGATTCAATTTATTTGTCAGACAAAAAAATTGGAGCCCCAATATTCACACAAAAGCTATATCAAAAGTCGAAACAAATACAATCCATAGCGCTTCATATAGAGTTTTTAGAACATTAGATAATTATCGCGCTGTTGATTATGGAACAGGCAGCGATAACCACACATACTTATCTTATGACGTGTCTGGTAATTATTTTAATTTTGACATGACATTATTAGAACCTGGGTATGAATATGCATTTGCGTTTTCATTTTATGACAATTCTTTATCGTCATGGGTTGAGCAGAATCAGACGTTTAGGTTTAGAGTAGAAAAACTATGAGTATTAAAAAACTTTTTGATGTAGAAAGTTCTAGAAACTTTTTGTCAGAAAAAAATGAAAAAGAAATTTTTGAAGACGTAGAGTCTGCTAGAAATGTAAAAGCAATTTCTAAAAGACAGCAAGCTTTTATTCCACAAATAGATTACACAAAACCTGAAAAATTTGCTCGTTATGGTTCTGCTTATTTGTATTATAAAAGCGCCATTGAATGGATTCATGATTATTATCCTTATGATGGATCAGATGCAGAAATAAATGAGTATAGAAATAAACTATTACATATTGAAGAATATATTTTTAATAATTTATATCCTCGTACAAATGGGTTTATTACTTTTGCAAATCCTCAAGATGGTGGCTGGGGTTCGTTAGATGGCTCTATAACAAATGGTTATGGTCTTCCGGCAACATTAGAATATATCACATTTAAAGGTGGCCCCGGTACAGGCTCAGCCGCAGATAGTTCATTAACATCTTTGGTGCCAAATCCATATAATGAAAAGATAGAACACTCAAATATTTACGACGAAGACATTTATACAAACGCCGGTCTTCCATCGACATATGGATCTGGATCCCGAGAGTCCAACCTTAAAGCTAATCTTAATACAGGTGTAACAGTAGAGTTTTGGCTTAAGACTGGATCTGTTGATACATCTTTAACTGAAAAACAAGTGATTTTTGACTGGTGGAATAATGAAGATACAGATAGCGCTCACTATGGTCGAATACTAATAGAGTTAACTTCTTCTAAGGATGCAGCAGGTCAGCCAATTTCTCCGTTTGTAGTAACTGCGCAATCCGGCGCTCAAACCAGTAGAGATTTGTATTTACTGGGCACCTCATCTCTTCATGAAGGACTTGGAGATTGGAAACATTATGCGTTTAAATTATTTAACACTGGCTCTGGGTTACACACAGAACTATATGTAGACGGAAATTTAAGCGATAAAAACTCTAGAGAGCCTTTGTATTCTTTATCTTCTAGCTTTGTTGGTCATATTAATAAAGGCGATGGAACTTTAAAAGAATATAAATCTCAAGGATCTCTTGAAGGGTGGTGGAGATTAAACGAAAGCTATGCAAGTCAAAATGTGCACGATAGTGCCGGCCAAGCGCCAATGGCTGTATTAACTGCTTTAAGTAAAACTGCTGGCGAAGCAAATACTAGAAAGCTCAAAATTTATGATGTTGAGGAAAATTATGTTGATTTTACGATTGATAACAGCATAGACACCTCCACTGCTACTAATATAGCTTTTGGAAACGCCAATTCAGAGGCAACTATATTTGCAACTAATATTGCAGCCGCAGTCAATGCGGCCAATGCAGCCGGTACGTTAAACGTTACAGCTGAAGCAACATCGGCAATAGTAATATTAAGAGCAACAACTGTAAGTGAAACAGCTATTTCTAATACATCTGGTACAGCGATTACAGATAGCGTGGTGACAGCAACGCAACAATGGAGAACCCGCACTGGAAAATTTGATGCCTCCGATAATCGTCCCGCTGTTAATACCTCTACATATCCTTCTATCTACGTTCAGGAAGCCGCAGTAAGCAATACTTTTGACGGCGCCGATACGAGAATAAACATTGGTGCCGCAAATCTTTGGGATTCAATTATTGGTAATTCTGGTCCAAGCAAAAAAATGATGACAATTACCGCATGGGTTAGAAAAACTGGTGATGGCGGAACAAACCAAGGAAAAATTATACAATTTGGAGATACTAATAATGGAAGTATTCATATTCGTTCCACTACAAGTGAAGCTTTGTTTTTTCAGGCTGATTTTTCAACAACTAGAGGATCTTGGTTCTCGGCTAATAATGTTTTTTCATTAAATACGTGGCATCACATTGCGGTAACATATAATGCAAATAATGTAGGTAACGTTCCAAAAATGTATGTGGATGGTACACCTGTATCAGTGACTGTTAACACCACACCCGTGGGAAATTATTCTGGCATTAACACTGAAGATTGTTTTGTTGGCGGCGAGTCTGATGGTCGTGAATGGGAAGGTCAATTAGCCGATGTAGCAGTCTGGAGCACAATACTCTCAGAAGATGAAATAAAAGCAATTTATAATGCACACTTCTATTATAACCTACATTATACATTTGACGAACTTAACGACAAAAATGCGATGGGTCGCATCGGAGCGCTTCAAAAAACTCCTACTGGACTTAGCATTACTGCGGGAGCAGGAAAGTTATCAGGCTCACTTGATGAGTTTAGGTTTTGGAAAGTTGCAAGAACTGCCCGAGAAATTGGTTTAAATTGGTTTGACCAAGTAAGAGGCGGTACAAATACAGATATTTCTAATACGACTTTAGGTATTTATTATAAATTTAATGAGGGTATAACTGGCGTACCATCGACAGATAGTGTTATTTTAGACTATAGTGGCCGCGTAAGTAATGGTATATGGACTGGCTATGGCAGCAATGCCAGAGCAACCGGATCAGCTATTGTGTTATCTAGCGGATCTACGCATACAACTGAATACAAAGATCCAATCATATATTCAAACCATCCAGACGTTGTATCTTTAAAAACCGCGCTTCTTGATAGTGGATCTTATCATGATAGGCAAAACAATTCTTCAATTCTTAGCATGCTTCCCTCTTGGATTATCGAAGAAGATGAAAGCACGGGAGAAGAATTTTCAAGTGATTTAAGATATATGACACATATAGTTGGTACGTACTTCGACAAACTATATTTACAAATCGAATCAGTGCCAAAGTTAAAGCACTATGGATATACAAGCGCATCTTATACCCCGCTTTCTTTATCAAAACACCTGCCTGAATCTATCGGTCTAGTGGCACCAGAAATGTTTATTGAGGCAACAATACTAGAAAAATTTCTAAACAAAAATTTAACAGGCTCTTTTGAATCAGACTTAACAGAAACAAAAAATTTAATTTATCAAAATCTTTATAATAACGCAACAAATATTTTTAAAAGCAAGGGTACGGAAAAAGCTTTTAGAAACGTGTTTAGGTGTTTTAATTTAGATGAATCTCTTATGAGATTAAACATGTACGCAGATAACACTGAGTATTTGCTTAAAAATAATTTACAACAAACATTAATTAACAAAAACACAATAAATCTAAATAATAAAAATAACATTTATGGTGTTGTTTATCAAAAGCAATATACCGGCTCTGCATTTGCGTCTGCTCCAACAGATGTGGTTGCTGGTGATACGATTGGCTTTATTTCTGGTTCTCATGGTGCCGGTTTTGGAATTTTAACAGATGCTGGGACATATCCACCACCACCAAATGCACCCCTTGGTGGTTCTGGCGCCGGCCATTATAGAGGTCTTGAAGATCCATATGGATTTACGATGGAAACTGATATTTTGTTTCCAAGCTACTATACCTTTTTAGATAAAATAGAGAGAAATTTTACAACAGGTTCTTTGTTTGGCATGTACACAGTTGCTACAGGTTCTGCCGCAATTGAATCTGGAGCCGACACAACGTGGATTACAAATCTAGCAGAAGACTCGGGTGGTGATAATGAATCAGGGCCAGATGTCGCCAACTTCCAAGTTTTTGCGATACGAGATAAACTATATTCAAAAAATATTAGATTTATGTTGTCATCATCTAATGAAGGTTTAGGTGGATATGTGCCATTTCCAGTGCTAACTAGCAGCACTTATATGGGGGTCTACAATAATAGTAGATGGAGCTTATCAGTAAGACTTGTGCCAAGCTTAACTAGTTCGTTTGGCGCTGCTGGTATCGTAAGCGGATCAGTTGAATCTTTCAAAGGTGGTCACAACAATTACGACTTGATATTTAGTGGATTTAATAATGAAAATGGATATCCTCAAAATTCTTTTAAACTGACCGCCTCAATAAACCACTCAGTTGCAACCAATTTTTTAAATGCGGCAAAAAGAGTATACGCTGGCGCCCGTCGAACTAATATAACTGGTGCTGTATTAGAGCCATCTGACGTTAATATAAATTCAGTAAAATATTGGACAAAGTACATAGAAGATGGAAATTTAGAGCAACATGCAAGCGACTTCACTAATCTTGGTGCTTCGGGATCATATCAAAATACATCCCCAAGAGATCTTAATAGTTTTGGTCACGACATACTAAATTTAAATTCTTTAGCGCTTAGTTGGGATTTTGAAAATGTAACAGGATCAGATAGCAATGGAAACTTTTTTATAACAGATACTAGCTCAGGGTCAGCAGAAATAAGAGACAATTATGGTTGGGCGGGCAATTACGCCGGCTACCAACATACAGGATATGGATACGGATTTGAAGCATCTTCAACTGAAGTGGTTGATAAAAAAGCAATTAATTATTTTAAATTTACAAATCCTGAAAAAGTTGTGTCATCTGACATGATTAATATTTTATCTGCTGATGATATTACTTTTGGCGTTGAGCCTAATCCAGCAAAATATTATTTCACTATTGAGAAAAGCATGCATAACGCCATTTCTGAGGAAATGCTAAAGTTTTTTGCCGGTGTTGTTGATTTCAACAACATTGTTGGAGAGCCAGTCAATAGATATAGACAAAATTATAAATCTTTAGAAAAATTAAGACAAGCGTTTTTTAGAAGAGTATCGTCCGTTAAAGATGTTGAAAAATTTATTGATTATTACAAATGGTTTGATGATTCAATCACGACAATATTGTCACAATTAATTCCTGCATCTGCTGATTTTGAATCAGATTTGTTAAACGTAGTTGAAAGTCATGTTTTAGAAAGAAACAAATATCAATTTAAATTTCCAACTATAGAATTTAAACAACCAGATCCAGATGTAGCAATGAAAGGCGCCCGCGAAAATCAATATTCTTGGGCCGAGGGTTCATCTACAATACCAGCCTCGCCTAGGCCAACAAATAAAAATAGATTATATTGGGACGAAAGAGCCGAGAGATCTTCAATTGAAATATCGTCAAGCCGTTCTACTAACTCTCCTGTAGTAAATGCTAACATAGATGTACAACGAAACATATTTAGAAAAGTCATATATTCATCTCCAGCATTAAGTCAAAGTTCACCGCTATCATTCACCTCTGATGGAGCTGCTTATAGTGCTGGTGGTTTTTCAAGCGGAAGTTTTGGAAAACTATATAACATTGAGTTTGGAAACCCAACAAGCAAAGACTCATTTATTAAAGGTGGCGTTAACTTTACCGACAATAAAAATATTGATTTTACCTATAACGCTATTAGACCAGCTGGTCCAGTTGAAAATGATGGTCAAACTTTTATTCCACAAAATGTAATTTTAGGATTTGCAAATCATTTTGTTGAACTTCATGAAACACATCAATACACAGCTGACAGAACGCCGAGAATGCTTACAAAAAGATATCTTAGTACTCTTCATGGTAGAAACTTTGAACACGATGGAACAGGATATAGTAATGTAAAATCATCATTTGCATTTCCATTTAACATTATAAGTTCTTCTGTTGTAAGTGGATATAACAAAGTTATAGTTGATAGCGTTACCGGCGGAATTGAAATTGTTAACCTCCATCACGATACATATGGAGATTCGTTTGAAGTACCAATGCAGGGCCCATTTACAAATTACGCTGTCGGAGGACATCAATCGAGACATATCGCAATCAATACGGGGTCTGATGCATGGTACAATAGAGCAGAGGCATGGAAACTTCTGTTTGGAACATGTGTTGGTTACAATGAAAATCATGGCTTAACCGGTGCAATTGGTATGGTCTCGCCAGACTATCCTTGGCCAGAAGCAAACGAAATTGGCGTGCTGCCATATCCGTTGACTGCTTCACAAAAAGCATGGCTCTACAGGGATTTTGTAGCTAAGCGTCCTGTTAATATACGCAATATTCACATGAGAACAGGATCAACTATATTAGGAAATTATCAAAAAAATTATGAAATTGTAAGTACCGTTGGCGCAATCAACAATCCAAGAGCTTTTATAGAAGAACAGCCTACATTGCCCGATGCTATTTATCTAGCGCATTCTGGAAGTACGACTAATGTGCGAACGTTTTTAGATATACGTAGAAATTCTGGAAGTCATTTTAAATTTATCGACGAATATAACGCTGGCTATCTAACAGGCACTGAAAACAAATCTGTTATAGTATCCAGATTTGCTGCTCCTGGCGGCATAGAAGTTATGGGCCGCGGCTATCTTGATTTTAAATCTTCAGAATTTTCAGTATACAACTCACTGCTGAATAGAAACTTAACAGTGATTAAACCTTCACAGGGTTCAACCGGATCGCTTTCTGTCGAAATTGGTTCGGGCTCTGCTGGTATAATTGTACAAGACATACATGGTAGAGATTTTGGACTCAGATCGCATCTGTCGCGACATAGTGCAAGATTTGGACGTGATTCGCATATTGTAACTTCATCAGCTGATTTGCCAGGTGCTCAATATGATCAAGCACCATCGTTTCACAAAATTAATAGAAACAAACTTACAACATTAGAAATAACAAATGAGACAGCCGACACCTATAGTCCAAAAACCATAACAACAGCTACGGCATCTAAGTTTGACAACTTTTATGTTCAGCATGCGATTCCTAGATCAGACTTGCAATACTCTTGGTTTACTTCATCTGTCGTAATGGATGGTGAAAGATTTTATGCTTACATGCCGGTGCATGGAGAACAGGCAGGCTTACACTCTAGTTCAGCTGACGGGTACGTAGCTTATTTTGATTATGTTAGCGCAAGCTCTGTGGTGCCTCAGTCTATACAAGGGCTATATCAACCAACGTCAAGAATAAATATTTTAGCTTTTGACTCATTGACAGCTTCGGGAGACGCTAACACACTAGGTTTTCCGACAACAATTGATAATGATGAATACTTTAATAAAACAATTGTAGATAAACTTCAAATTGAAAATTTCTTGACAACATCAGCAGATTATTTTAATGTTTTAATGACAAAGCGTAATGGAAAGTATGGGTGGAATTGGCAAAGATTAAGGATGCAAGATCATCCAATTTTGAGAAACGAACATCTTAGCGGTGTAGTTTCAAGAGCCGACATATCAACTAACGCCATAAGCATTTATAATGTGCCTCCTGTTTCAATGAGAGGTCGCCCAGCCTTACTTAATTTTAGTTTTAATGACGAAAATATAACATTAAAAATTACTCACAATAATGAAAAAATATATTTCAATGATGTTGAATTTAATGACTTACAAGGTCTTCCAAATTTACAAACTGTGACACCTTTAAGCCAAGTGCTGGAATTGACAAACGCCGGCAACTACATGGTTAATTGGGTAATGTATTGTGAAAACATTTTTCCATCTAAAAGAAATGAATTTGTTTCTTCTTCACGCGAGAGAATAGGATATGATAATAAGTTTTGGAGAGATGATATTGTTGATCGAGTGGCCGTTGGAAACTCAGTATTAAATTCATTTGGTGTTAGCGTTGTGCCTGTGTCACAAAGTAGTTGGCCATTAGATGCTCAAATAAATTTTTTAACGCGCTCAGGCGTGCCTAACGTAGGCACAGGCGGCGATGAATTAGCTAATATTAGAGAAGGATCAGCAGGCGAATTACAAAACAATTATTTTCTTGTACATTCGGGCGTTGCACAAAACGATCCAAATAGTGAGACTACGTTATCCCCAGGTGCACTATACTCTAGAAAACATATTATTACATCACCTCGTTCAGTCGCATCTCCGACCGGTCCATATATCGCTGAAACTGGAAGCATAGAAAAAGGCTTAGAGCCATTTAATGTTGGAATTCAAATTGATCCTTTTGGAGGCGAGGCGCTTTGGGAAGCAGGAACGCAAGCAGGAATAGTAACAATTACTGATGGCGCCACGACTTTCCATGCAACGGCATCTAATCCATGGTTTTCAACATACGATGACTATAAAGAAGATTTATTGCTAATGGCCAGAGATTTTTCTATCGTGCCAGAATTTAGAATTAGTGAACATGTAGAAGATTATGTTAGGTATGGAATTTCATCAACAGATAAAACAGACACATTTGAAATTCCAGGCACCAATATTAATAGTTCGACAAGTTCATTCTACACAGATTATTCTAATTCAGAATTTTTAAATGACTTTTTAAACATTAAAAGCGAATCTTTGTTAGACGCTACTGAAATAAGATTAGTTTGTAGTGCAGCGATCAGATTCAATCCATATAAAGGTTTTTATCCAGCGCAAAGAACATTGGATTTAGTTTCACAATTTTCTCGATCGTATGGTGCTGGTTTTGATGCCTCAATCCAACCAAATTCTGCCGCAACTAAAAAATACAATGGTTTTGATTTAATTCAAAATCGCGGCGGATTGTTGCGTCCATTAATGCAGCCATTGTATTCGCCCGGTATTTTATTCAACTCAATAAAATCTGGCCTTGCAGTGGATTACCCAATTCTAACTGATAGTACAAAGTTAAGTGCTTCTTATTATGGTAGTACAGACGGCGCCGCAACACACAACTGGGCAATCACTCCTCAAGAACCTCCTGCAAGTACAAAATATGGTTATCGCGGCGGTGAATTTTGGGATCAACGAGTGCCATTTGAGGCTATTCTGGCGCCAGAAAAGTATATAGCTGGCGTGCAAATACTTGATGTAGAGCCTCACCCTTCGGCTTCATTTAATGCAACAGCATCAATGGGAGCAGCATCAGACGAAATTTATTCTATGATGGCTAGTAACTTTTTTGGAGAAGTTGGTTCGTTCTTTCTTAAAGATGACTCATATACATCATTAAAATCTGGGGTTGTAACTAATGATTTAAGATTTACATCTGGCAGTGTTTATGGAGCAAGAATCAAGTTAAGAAGATCTGTCTCAGGCTCGCGCGATTATAGAGGAGATTCAGGTTCTGCAGGAAACAATGTTGCGTATGGCATGGCTGGTGGCTTAGTTCACGACGGCACTGGTTTTGGTAAATCTACATTCCCATTACCGCAAGATCCAAAACAAGGTTTATTGTTTAAAGAATCATTTACAATGTATTCTAGACCAACTGCTTTCGGACCGTCCGTAGCAGGCCAACCAGACGGCACAGGATCAATAGCCGCAGCAGTTATCAAAACATTTCCAATGGACAGCTTTAACGGCTACAACTGGTCTTTCACTCCGCCTTATACAAATGGCGAAGCGTGGTGTGATTTAATCTTCAGACCTGATCCAAATAAGTCATATGATTTAGAACAAATATTATCTGAGGTTAGCTCTGCGTATTGGCGCGCCGACCCTGGACATGTTGTTAGCAATAAGCCCTGTTTGATATCTTCATTTGAAGATTCCGACTTTACACAGTCTACTAACTTTATATATTCAGGGCACAATGTTAATTTAAATGCAATGCAAATTAGTGCTAGTATTAACTTATTTGGAGTCGAAAGAGTTTTACAACAAGAATCAGATACGTTTGGAAACAAATTAAAAACTACCAATATAACTGCGGGTAAAAAATGGGTTATTCAGCCCAAGTGGGAAACGCCTATGTTAAACTTTAACGATAAAGGCATTCATCCTATAACAAATGCTGATGGCAATTTAACATTGCCTACATACGCATCCGGATCAGTTCCAAGAGGCATGTGGCATCAATTCGGTGTTGTTCCAGAATCGCCCGATAAAGGTATCTTTTTAGAAATTGGCGATATTCCAACTGATTGGTTAAAAAATCATTACGATGTTATAGTAAACGATACAATTTATAATAATATGGATGCAGATACCGGAACAAGTGTTTATAAAAAAATGGCATCTTTGACAGATTTAGCAGGATTTGATACATCAACATCTAAAAGGTTAGGAGAAATATCAGAATCAAGAACAATATCAGAGGCAGTGGTTGCCGTGCCTTATATTGTTGATAGTGTTGAAAACATTTCTGAGGCTGCTGGGGTGTTTAATTCAACAAGAAAATCTTTTATTAATATTCCTACGTTAAGATATAAAGCTGCATTAGCATCTGCAAAAGGAACTTTAACAGGAGACTCATTAGATGCAGCTGGTGAATCAATCAGAAAACTTATACAAAAAATGGACAAATATGTTTTACCACCTCAATTTGATTTTTTAAACAATTCACTAGTCGAGCCAATAGTAATGTACATGTTTGAGTTTGAATATAAGCTTGATAAAGACGATTTATCATATATTTGGCAAAATTTATCTCCGAGAGATTCTAAAAAAATTAGTTTTCAATATCAATCAGTTGCTCATGAGCTAATGGATACCGAATTATTATCTGAATCAAATATTTTAGATAATGAAAACTTAAGATGGATGGTATTTAAAGTAAAACAAAAATCACAAGGACATTATTATAATCATGTTACTCCACAAGTTGGTCAAGCTTCAACTGATATATTTAGTTTTGATGACGATACCACAGGATACAAAATTGGATTCAATTGGCCTTATGATTATTTATCGTTTGTTGAGCTAATTAAAATGGATGCACAAGTTTTGTTTTCTAGATCACAAACAACCGCTGATCCTGTTAGTGAAATAGCACAAGTTCCCAGCAATCAACGCACAAGAACTAGCAATCGTAACACTGAAACAAATATTTCCAACGGACAAACAACAACAAGAACTTCGCGAACTACAAATGGCACCACTAATAGGACTAACAGAAATGGTCGCTCTCGCACTAGAGCAAATGGCAACAATCGCTCTGGCAATGGCGGCAGCGGTGGTCGTGGCGGCGGCGGCATGGGCGGATACTAATGGCTAAATTTTTAAATAAAAAAGAACAAGTATTTGATTTACAATTAACAACCTATGGTAGATATCTTTTGTCAATTGGAAAGTTTAAACCTTATTGTTATGAATTTTTTGATGATAATATTCTTTATGATGGTCGTTATGCCATGTATACAGGATCAAATGCTCCAGAAAAATCTGTTTTAGATTTGCAATTGCATGAAAATCAAAATGAAATTTTTCACAGAATTAAAAATGAAACTCAATATCTCGAAAGCTTAGTGCTTTTTTCAGAAGTTGAGAACGAAATAGGACAAATTGATACTGACATAGGAGAACAAGAATCAGCAGCATACTCAACGGATGAAACACCAAAAGAAAACAAGCCTTCAAGCGATATTTATAGATTTAACGCAGGTATTGGAGATCTTTTGTCTACTGCAGGAAATAGACAAACAGCACCGGCATGGAAAATTGTAATGCTACAAGGTGAGATTTCATCTTCTGCAGATTCTGAAAATCATTCTAAAAGTATAAAAATACCACAAATTAATATAGAAACAAAATACACAAGAATATCAACAAATGCAACGCCAGCTTTTGGGCCTGACGATGAAGATGAAAATAGATTTGATCTTAGACAAAGTTTTGGCATGGAAACAGATTTTTTTAGCAACAATAAAGTTGTGAAAATACTTGCCAATGATCCAGTAATATATGCTGAAGAGGTAAATACGTTATTGTTAACTGAAAATTTTGACATTGAATTTTTTGAGGTTGATGCTACTGAAGCTACAAACGCAGTTGCTGAAATGGGTTTTCAAGCAGCAGATAGTGATTTAAACGGAGAAACGTTTACAATCAATGATGGCACTAACTCAGTTACTTTTACATGGACCACCGGCACTGTCGATAGCAATACAAAGATTAATGCAAGCTATGATGGGGCTTTCGCTTTTTGGGCTATGGCATCAAGAGCGAAGCTAGCGATTGAAAATTATATTTCTGGAGGCGGCAGCCTTAATGTTTCTGTATCTCATGAGCTTCACAAGGTAATTATAACCAACACCAATGGGGCGGGTATCTCCACCAATACAATGGGGGGCCCTTCTCCGGGAACCGCAAGAGTAACCTCTTCAGACGAAGAAAAAATAATCACATCTGGCGGATTTTTTACAGGCGGAAAAGACGCAAACGAGCAATTAATTCGAAAATATTTTAAAAAAGAAATTAATCAAATTGTGGATGGCATGATGATTAGTGATTCACCGATGGCAACACCAGAAGAAAAAATTACCACTGGCAGCGTTGAATATTATTTTGATATTCAATCTGACATGCAAGTTCCAGTTGAAATTGCGTGCAGAGGAGCGCAAGAATTCAATAATCAATCATTCTATGTTGATTTAGATTTTAATTGCTCTGAATTTGCTGATGAAAACTTTAATAGACCAGCCGCTAAATATTTTGATATTTATGGGCATGTTACGGAGCCAGAAATATGTCAAGATTAGAACCTAGAGATAACATAATTTCTGCCAACTTGCCGACTATTTTTATAGATTCAATTTCTATTAGAAGCGATGTGCCGGGTCAAATAAATTCTGGAGTATTAAGAGATGGGTTAGAGCTAACGCTATCAATTGAAATAAGTTCTGCAGACGGCACGGAGCCAGAGTATTATTATGACCTATATAGTTCACTTTACGGGTATGCAACGTTTATTTTTCAAAACTCTTTATTAGATGAGATAAGGTATGGTTCAGAGTTTATATACAACCATATGAAAAGTTACTTATCGTGGTTTTATCCAGGCACTAATAGTTCCACCTTAAATGATGCTGTATTTGCCGGCCCTATTATCACAACTACAGAATATTCCGATACAAGTGTCGAAGAGCCTACATATGAATTTGAAATTGGTGAAAATAGTTATACAATTACAACACAAGAAGAAGATTTAATTACAACATCTGTTCGCACCGGTGCTTTTTTACGTAGAAATTATATTAAATTCAATTTGTCAAGCTTTTTTGAAGCTGATGAATCAGGCGTAATGTATTCAAGCGTTTTTGATGATGAGGTAGATGGAAAAATTTATAGATATTCTACAACCATTGAATTACCATTTGAATTGATTTATACAACAATGACTTTTGTTGAATATTATCAATTAATAAAAAATATTGATGATGAAGATTATTCGAATTTACATGTTTGTACATTTTCATCTATTTTAGATTTTGATGAAGAAACAGAAGATGATGCATCGCCACTTTTTAATAATTTGCTGGCCGCTCCATATTATTCAAATATTTGCTATGAGCTTGTTTTAGATAATGTAGGCACCGCAGCTACTGGGCCGTATACAAACTACACATTACCTAATTTAAGTGTATATGATGGCATCCCGCTCCAGCTTCCAATTGGAACATTTCATCAAGCTGATTATCCTGAACGCATGTTAACTC